AACGCAACTCTAGTGGTTGCATCAGCCGCCTTCACTGTAGCCAATGCGGCTAACTCTATTGCATCAGCCGCCTTTGGCAATGCTAATGCCACATTGGTAGTTGCTTCAGCAGCTTTTGGAAATGCTAATGCTGCTCTAGTAGTAGCTTCGGCCGCATTTACAAACGCCAACTCGACTCTTGTTGTGGCTTCGGCTGCATATGATAAAGCCAATGCGGCTAACTCTATTGCATCTGCGGCTTTTGGTAATGCTAACGCCACACTGGTTGTTGCTTCAGCAGCTTTTGGTGTAGCTAACGCAGCCTTTGGTAATGCTAACGCAACTCTAGTGGTTGCATCAGCGGCTTTTGATACAGCTAATGCAGCTTTTGGTTTTGCTAATGGTGTATCAACCAATACCACAGCAGCTTTCGCTAAAGCCAACGCAGCCAATATTATAGCATCAGCCGCTTTCGGTAACGCAAACGCTACATTGGTTGTGGCTTCAGCCGCATATGATAAAGCTAATGCCGCCAATGTTATAGCATCTGCCGCATTTGGTAATGCTAACGCCACATTGGTTGTAGCTTCGGCTGCATTTGGTGTAGCTAACGCAGCCTTTGGTAATGCTAACGCCACATTGGTTGTGGCCTCAGCGGCTTTTGGTGTAGCTAACTCAGCCTTTGGTAATGCTAACGCAACTCTAGTGGTTGCATCAGCCGCCTTCACTGTAGCTAACGCAGCCTTTGGTAACGCAAACGCTACATTGGTTGTAGCCTCAGCGGCTTTTGGTGTAGCTAACGCAGCCTTTGGTAATGCTAACGCAACTCTAGTGGTTGCATCGGCCGCCTTCACTGTAGCCAATGCGGCTTTTGGTAATGCTAACGCCACACTGGTTGTAGCTTCTGCCGCTTTCAATGCTGCAAACAGCGCCTCATTAAATTTGGCTAATGCCTATGCGTTCTCAAATACCACAGCATCAGCTAATAATAATACAGGCGCTTTGAAAATTGCAGGTGGTGTCGGTGTAACAGGTAATGTTTATACAGCCACGGCAATTGGTTATGCTAACAGCACATCAAATGTTAGCGCAGTATATACTTTCTATAATAAAACAACAAATTCACTTGATACGGTATTTGGATAATGCCTACAGTTAATAGATTAGATTCGGTTGGAAATTTATCCATAACTAATACAGGTATTTTTGATGAAGTAACACCAATAATATCTGCTGGTAGTTTATCATTTAATGGTTCTTCACAATATTTGACCGTTGGTTCTACGACTGATTTTCAATTTCTACATGATGACACTTCAGATTTTACTATAGAAGCATGGATTTATCCGACATCTGTTTCAACTACTATTCAACCAGCAATCATTACTACAGCGGCAATTTCTAGTAATATTGGCGTCGCATTTTATATTGGTAATTTTAATGATGGTGATATTGGTTTATATTTTTTCAATGGTTCGACTGGTTCTTTAGCAGGTAGAGTAACAGGCGCTAATGCTGTAGTTCTAAATGTTTGGCAACATATAGCAGTTACATTTACAGCTTCTACAAAAGCTATTGCAATATATGTCAATGGTATTGCTAAAACAACTACAGTTGTTGGAACTGATCCAGCTGTTAGATCATATTCATCTTCACCATCATCATATGTTATGGCTATTGGAAGACAACAATATGCAACTCCTTCTGGTTATTTTTCGGGATATATGTCTAATTTGAGAATTACAAAATCTATTGTATACTCTTCTAATTTTACGCCACCAACATCTATTCTCACATCAATAACAAATACTTCATTACTATTAAAAGTAGTTAATAGTTCATCATACATAACTGATTCTAGCCCTAATGCTTTTACGGTAACAAATAATGGTTCTGTAACTTATAATACAGCATCACCTTATGGTGCATCTGGCTCTGTTCGAACAATATCAAATACCGTTTATCAAATTTCAGGTACATTAGATGAAATTTCTATATCACCTTTAAACCAGTATTCGGCCTCTTTTAATGGTGCTAATCAATATTTCACAACATCAGATAACGCAGCATTACAATTTGGTACTAGTGACTTCACAGTTGAAGCCTGGGTATACTTAAACTCTTTAACTTTTTCCTCAACACAGAAAAGATTTTGGTCATATCAAGGTGCCGGATCAAATACAGTTTTATGGGTTGGTGTAACAAGCGGTTTAAAATTTTCTGGTGAAATGCGAAGTTCAATTGGTTCAAATGATATTCAAATTTTAGGAACTACAAGTGTTCAAGGTAATACTTGGTATCATGTAGCATTTGCTCGTAAAGGAACAACAGCTACACTTTATGTAAATGGTGTTGCAGAAGGTTCTAATACATCTATGAACCAAAGCTTAGATAGCGGAAATCCAGCTATTGGTGCATATTATAATACCTCCGGTGCTGGATCTCCAGGAGACTTTTGGTCTGGTTATATTTCAAATCTTCGACTATTAAAAGGTAGAGCAGTTTACACCTCTAATTTCAATCCACCAACGGCACCACTGACTGCAATAGCCAATACATCATTGCTCACTTGTCAAAATGCAACGATAATTGATAACTCACCAAATGCACTAGCATTAACAAACAACGGTGCTGTAACAACATATAACTCACCAAATCCGGGTTTTTATTCTAATCTTTTTGATGGTAGCAGTAAATATCTTTCTGTTCCAAATGGTGCCGTGTCTAGTTTAGGAACAGCAACAGATTTTACATTAGAAGCTTGGATATATCCAACAACATTAACACCTGGTGGAGGTGGATTATCTAACGGCATTGCTTTGTTTGGTGCATATGGTGCAACAGGTACAATTACTGGTTTTAGTTTTTTTGTTTTAGATACTGGCGCTTTATACTTTAGTTCTTATATTGGCGCTACTCAACAATATCTACAAGCTACAAATAATTTCGTTACCACTAATAGTTGGCAACATGTAGCAATCACGCGCTCAGGTTCAACATATAGAATGTTTGTTAATGGTGTGTCTGTAACATTTACAGGTTCAATAACACAATCACTGGATACTACTAATCCAGTTAATATTGGTGGATTAGTATTTAACACATACTATGACTATTTTACTGGATACATTTCTAACGCTCGTATTCTTAAAGGTACAGCATTATATACAGCAAACTTTACTCCACCATATACACAATTACCAGTTATAGCCAATACATCATTGCTTACATGTCAATCATCAACAATTATTGATAAATCACCTAATGCTTTTACAATAACAAACAATGGTGGTGTTACTATTATTCCTCCTCCTCCATATAATACAGTGATGAAACAATTTTCTAATGGTGACTGTTTTATTGAAGGAATATTTGATGAGACAGTTACCACTCTAACATAAATAATTCTAAACAGGATTAAAAATGGCAAAATTACAAGACGGTACCAGAGTATATGGTACACTAAATGTTAACACTTCAATAGTGATAGCTTCAACCAATGTTCTTCCTTACATTGCCTCAAGCTATGATACGGCTAATGCTGCGTTTGGTGTGGCAAATGGTGCTTTCGGTAAAGCTAATACCGCTTTACAAAATACTACGGTTACTTTAGCTGGTACATTAACTCTTACTGCCAATATAGTAGCAGCAAATGGTCAGGTTGGTGGTTCTTTAATTGTTGGTTCAACAGCTACACCGGCTGCCAACCTTGAAGTTGTTGGAACTATTAAAACATCTAAAGCCAGTTTCGTCACAACAACTCTCACAGACGGTACATATATTGGTTGGGATACAGCCAATGCCAGCATTGCTACAGTTACACTAGGTGGTAATAGAACATTTGCTAACGCATCAAACCTTAAAGTTGGTACATATATTCTCACAATTCTACAAGATGCTACAGGTTCTAGAACCGCAACATGGAACTCAGGTTATAAGTGGCCTGCCGGTGTAGCACCAACATTAACAACTACAGCAAATGCCAAAGATGTGGTCTTTTTCTACTCTGACGGCACACTCATGTATGGATCTTTCTTACCAGATGTAAGATAAGTATATTTGTAGTTTTAATATGAGGTTGTTATGAGAATTGCTATTATTGATACCCTTGGTTTGACTTATGATGGCTATACACTTCTTCATCGCGGGCTTGGTGGTTCAGAGTCCGCTGTCATTTTAATCTCCCGAGAATTAGCTAATCTAGGATTTCATGTTACAGTTTTCAACAACTGTATAGATTCCGAAGCTATGCCTGGTACCTATGATGGTGTTAAATATATCGATCATTCACAGGCCAATGAATATGATAACGAAATCTTCGATGTAGTTATTTCTTCTAGGTCAGTGTATCCATTCTTCGGCAATTCAATACATAAGTTTGCACCAAAGGCCAAAAAGAAAATTTTATGGATGCACGATACATTCTGCAAAGGTGATGAGCATATCGAACCAATGCTTGAATGTGGTGCAATAGACGAGATATTTACCCTATCTGATTTCCATACATCCTATGTGACCACATGCGCGCACGGAAGCAAGCGTATGTTCGAGGTCTTAAAGAATAAAATATTCATGACAAGAAATGGTGCCGTCAAGTGGATATCAGAAGTTGATCTATCAAAGAAAGATAAGAATCTATTTGTATATAATGCTTCTGTTACCAAAGGTTTGATACCGCTTGTCAAAGATATATGGCCTGAAGTGAAGAGGTATATACCTGAAGCAAAGCTTATAGTCATTGGTGGTTATTACAGGTTCCGCGAAGGAGCTGAACCTGATGAACAGGAAAAGACTTTGCGAAAGTTAGCTTCCGATATGTCTTTTGCAGAGCTAGATATTACATTTACTGGTGTCATCATGCAAGCAGAAATTGCTGAGATATTAAGAAAAGCAAATTTCATGATATACCCTACAGCTTTCCCTGAAACATTTGGTATATCTTCACTTGAGGCTTTGCTTTACAAGACACCAATTATTACCAACAGGTTCGGCGCGCTTGAAGAAACCGCTATTGATCTGGCTTGCTACAAGGTAAACTATCCAACAGAACCAAATAGTCTTTTTCCTAATATCAATAAAAAAGAACAGATAAACAAGTTCGTCACTGAAGTTTTAAGAGCCTACAATGATGATTATCTACATGCACAAAAGAGAGAATATTGTTCTGTTGTGAATGACATATATGGTTGGGATACGATTGCTCTACAATGGAAACAACATCTCTATAGTATTTTTGGTAAATATCTGAGTGTCGCAGAATACAGAAAAGTTTCTAGAATAAATGAAAAAGTGTCGCGAGTGTTTGGTCGTAGATTTCAAAACTATGAAGAAACTAAAGTTTATAGTAGCTATGGTAAACAAAAAAAGATTGTTATCATATCACCATTCTATAACGCGGAAAATTATATAGCAAGATGTATTGAGTCTGTTGCAAGTCAAGAGTATGATAATTATCTACACATACTGATAGATGATTGTTCTACAGATTACAGCTATGCCAGAGCAGAAGAATATATCAACAGTCTTGATAAGAAACTACAGCAAAAATTTATGTTGGTTAAGAATGATGTGAATGTTGGTGCTTTGGCCAATCAAATTCAATATATAAAGAAGCAAGAAAAAAATGACATCATTATGCTTCTAGACGGTGATGATTGCCTTGTTAATAACAACACAATATTTCATCTGTATAATGATCTATATGAGACAGCAGAGTTTACCTATGGTTCTTGCTGGAGTATGACTGACAGTATACCTTTGATTGCACAAGATTATCCTGAATGGATAAAGCGCAACAAATATTTCAGAAAACATAAGTTTGCATGGAATATGCCTTATACACACTTGAGAACTTTTAAATGCCTACTGTTTGATTATATCGATAAAAGTGGTTTGCGCGATGAGAATGGTGAGTATATGAAAGCAGGCGGTGATGGTTCTCTGTTCTATGCTTTGATAGAAGAAGCTGAAGCAGATAAAATTGTGGCCGTAAAAGATATTGTTTGTATGTATAATGATGTAAATCCACTGAACGATTATAAAGTTAATAAAGAAGAACAGCAAAGAAACGCTAAAAGGATATTAGATTATGAAAAGAATTTTGATAGCAGTACCAACCAATAAGTATATTGAACCTGAAACATTCAAGTCAATCTATGACCTAAAAATACCTCCAGGCTATCAAGCTGAATTTCAGTTCTTCTACGGTTATCAGATTGATCAGATACGAAATCTGATTGCCGAATGGGCCAAACGATATGACTATCTGTTTTCCGTTGATAGTGATATAATTGTTCCATCTGATTGCCTTGAAAGAATGATAGATGCTAATGTGGATATTATCAGTGGCCTTTATATTCAGCGTAAAGAAAATGAGCATGTGTTAGAAATCTTCACACATGATGCCAGAACAGGAAATATTCAGAATGTTCCTTATGAATGGATCGAACACTCAGGTATATTTGAAATATCAGCTTGCGGTTTTGGTTGTGTTCTAATCAAAGGTGAAGTATTCAGAACTTTACAATATCCGCACTTTGTTTATATATCTGCGCTTGATCACAAAGACACTAAGTCGGAAGATGTCTACTTCTGTAAGAAAGCCAAACAGGCCGGCTTTAAGGTATGGGCTGATGCTGATATTATATGCGATCATGTTGGTCGGAAAATATTTAAGGTCAGACCTAAGAGTAAAGAATTAACGGTTGATGAGAGATTACAAGAACTACACGATCAAAGGCTTCTACCAAGAAGCCACACCGAATATCTAAATTCTATGGGAATTAACCCTAAGGTCGTATTTGATATTGGTGCTGGTGCTATTCACTGGACCACAGAAGCCAAAGAGGTCTGGCCAGATAGTAAGTTTGTTCTTTTCGAGGCTATGAAAGAAGCCAAGAACCTTTATGAGAAGTATAGATATGATTATCATCTGGTGGTTCTATCAGATGAAGATAACAAGATTGTTAAATTCTATAATAGACCAAAAGATTTCGGTGGTAATTCATACTATAAAGAAAGAGGTGATTTCTTCCAAGAGGTACATGCTCAAGATAGACTTACGGTTACCCTAGATACGCTGGTTAGAGTAGCTAATATACCTCAACCAGACCTTATTAAGATGGATGTCCAAGGCGCTGAACTAGATATTATTAAAGGTGCGACTAAGACCTTAGAGAACTGTAAAGACCTGATATTAGAACTCCAGCATGTGGAATACAACCAAGGTGCTCCGCTTAAAGACACTGTGATCATGTACCTTAGGAATCTAGGGTTCGAACTGGTAACCAACTTTACCTCTACGGAGGTGGATGGTGATTACCACTTCCAGAAAATATAAATATGATTATATGCTGGCCTACACAGCTTGTATAGCATAGTGTCAAGAGTGTGTCAATAACAATGTCGAAAAAAATAATAAGAAAAAGAATCGATGAAGAAGGTGAAGGTGCTCCTACCAATTCAGCTGGTGGCGGTGGTGTAGCCTCTATAGGTATCAATCCTGCTGGTAAACCAGCCAACTGGGGTGAACCAGGCATATCTAAGAAAGCTCAAAAGAAGCAGACCAGTGTATTGAGACGCAAGGCACCTCAAGCTCTACAAGAATCTAAAAATGGTAATTTTGCAGGTCATACAACATTTATAGTACCTTCAAACATGTTTCACAAAGCTCGTTTGGAGAAGAAAAAAGGAAAACATTGGCGAACATATATCGGCGAAGATGAGCATGGCGTAGCCATCCGCGATTATGATCGTAAACATAAAGGTAAAAAGCCCATCATTCTACAAGATGAAAGTACCGGTGCGATGTGCTATGCAAAATACGGTAAGAGATAATAGAAAGATTGGTACAACATGGCTTTAGTAACATTTGAACAGTTGAATGATTTCTTCGAAGATACCGATGAAGATATTGTTCAGAAGTATGTAGATCCACTGAATGAAGTGATGGAGTTCTACGAGATAAACAATAAAGAACGCATTTCTATGTTCCTCGCTCAAGTAGGTCATGAGTCAGGCGGTCTAAGAACAATCAAAGAAAATCTTAACTATTCAGCCGATAGACTGAAAGTTATTTTCCCTAAGTATTTTCGTGGTGTTGATCCAGCACCATATGCTCGCAATCCTCAGAAGATTGCCAATAAAGTATATGCTAGCCGTATGGGTAATGGCGATGAAGCCTCTGGTGATGGCTATCGTTATTGTGGCCGTGGGCTTATTCAGCTAACAGGTAAAAGTAACTATATGGCATTTGCTCAAGATATGAACATGTCATTAGAAGAAGCAACTGAGTGGTTAAATGATGAAGAGGGTGCATGTTGGTCAGCAGGTTGGTTCTGGGATTCAAGAGAATTAAATCAATGGGCGGATAAAGGTGATGTGCTTACTGTTACAAAGAAGATTAACGGTGGCACAATCGGTCTAGAAGATCGTAAAGCGCATTATGAAGCAGCCTTAGAAATCTTTGGAGGTTAATAATGCCTAAGTTTGGTCTACCAGATGAAGAACCAGTAGCAGCAAAGCCAGCTATGGATATGATTCCGCCTGCTACAAAGGGTGCAGCAGCATCTATTCCAACATCATATGTTGATAATATGCCTTCTTATCGTTCACCTATGAGTGCGCCAGCCCCGCAGGTTCAGCAACTATCAGAAGCCGCTCAACTAGCCAAAATTGAGCTAGAAAAGAAACAATGGGAAGCGGAAAACGCAAAACAAAATGAAGACTGGATGGTCAAGAAGTGGCGCCCTGCTATGGGCTGGTGCTATATGGTCATCTGTGTTCTTGACATGGCCATCTTCCCTGTGCTATGGTCTATTGTTCAGGTAATGACTAAATCACCTCTAACACAATGGAATCCACTCACGCTACAAGGCGCAGGCCTTTTCCATCTTGCAATGGGTGCCGTTCTTGGTATCGCCGCTTGGTCTAGAGGCCAAGAGAAAATTCAAGGTGTTACAAAATGAAAATAAAGCTTATCATCGGAATCATTCTTGTCTGTGTTATAACAACAGGATATTTTTACATTCAAGCTTTGAGCGGCCAGTTAGAGGCTGCTCAGGCTGTTCAAGAAAAAATGGAAGATGTTATTAAGCAACAAGAAATTGTGATGGAAAAGCAAAAAGAAGATATGCAGAAGATGCAAGAGGTGAATAAAGAAATATCTGATAAGGTGAACAAGGCACAATCAGAGGTTAGTGAATTGAATAAGAAGTTTGCTAATCGTGACCTTGCTGCTATTGCTTCTGCTAATCCTACCGAAACAGAAAAGCGTGTCAATAGAGGAACTAAAGATGCGCTTCGTTGTAATGAAATCGTAACTGGTGCACCTTTGACATCCGAAGAAAAGTCTGGTACCATCAAGAATGGTATATGCAATAATTATATTCAAGATTTAATTGCAAAGGATAAAGCTAATGTTGTATCAAAATAAAATTCTTTATATTGCTGCATTAGCTTTTCTTCTTTCTGGCTGTGCATCAAAGACAAAAGTATTCGACAAGCCTGTTCTAGTTGATCGTGCTGAATTGATTGTACCACAGTCTCAGCCTGCTAGCCAAACAGCCGTTGAATGGGTAATTCTTACACCTAGCAATGTTGAAGCCAAGATGTTAGAATTGCAAGGTAAAGGTAATGTATCATATTTCGCGCTTACACCACAAGGCTATCAAAATCTTAGCATGAATGTGGCCGAGCTAAGAAGATATATTGAACAACAAAATGCTGTGATTGCTGCTTATCAAAAATATTATAAGAATGATAACAACAATCAACCAGCGAAGAAATAATGGTACAAGAACTAAACTCCAAAATTGAAATAGAGCTTCTCAAAAAAGATGTGAACATCATCACAAATCTTTGTGAGAAATTTGACACGACAATAGATAAGATGCAAGAGATAGCATCAAATCTATCTCGCATGATATCTTTACAAGAACAGAGAATTGAAACTCAAGAAAAGGTAACAAAAGAGGTTCAAAGTATACTCGAAATGAGAAGACTGGAACACAACGAAGACATCAAAGAGCTTCATTCTCGAATTACAACTGTCAATAGAGAGTTGTCGAGCAAAATAGAAGAATCGGAAAATAAGATTTTAGCCGAGCTTCATTGTCTAAAAACAGAATTGATCCGTGAGAAAAAAACTTTAGGTGGCCGCCTAAGTGAAATTGAAGCATGGAAATATACCATGGTTGGTGCTTTGATGGTTGTCACATGGATTCTCGCAAGAGTGGATTTTAATTCTCTAATTAAAGTTCTATTCGCACATTGATTTCCAATAAAATTTAATCTATAATGTAGCCTCTTGAAGGATTGGAAAGTCATGTCTCTTTATATCGACAAACAGTTTATTATTCCTATTTCTACTAGACTGGAAAAGTTTAAGCAGAAAAGCGAATATCTATGGAATTTCCGTTGCCCTATCTGTGGTGATTCCTCAAAGAACAAGTTCAAGATGAGAGGCTATATCTATCGACAGAAAGATGGGCTTTTCTTCATGTGCCATAATTGTGGTACTAGCACTTCGTTCGGCAATTTCATCAAGATGGTTGATCGTTCGATATACTCACAGTATCAGATGGAAAAGTTTAAGACACAGAACCATAGTAATGTGCCTAAGCCTGACTTTTCTATTGCTTCAGGTCTACCTGTCTTCGAGAAAAAGATTAATCTTCCTTCAATCGAGAGTTTACCTAATACACATGCCGCCCGTGGCTATGTAAAAGATCGACGCATACCAAAAGATAAATGGTCATCTCTGTATTATGCAGAAGATTTTCAGTCTTTTGTGAATGAAGTCTTACCTGATTATGATAAGAAACTTTATGCTGAACCTCGTCTTGTGATACCATTCTATGATGAAAAAAATATTTTGTTGGGGTTTCAAGGAAGAGCGTTGGTGAACTCTAAGGTCAAATATATAACCATAAAGCTCTCTGACGACAATCTCAAGGTCTTTGGTCTTAACACAATAGACAAGAGTAAAAAAGTATATGTCGTAGAAGGCCCTATAGATTCACTATTTTTGCAAAACTCTATTGCAATGATGGACGCATCGTTGTATAATGCAATTTCGTCTGTAGGTAATTTAGATTATACATTTGTGTATGACAATGAACCGAGAAATAAAGATGTTGTCAAACACATGGAAAAAACTATAAACCTCGGTAAAGACATTTGTATCTGGCCAGCTTTTTGCGGTGAGTATAAAGATATAAATGAGATGATACTTCGAGGTCAATCACCGGCTTCGATCCAGTCTATTATAGATACTAATACATTCAACGGTCTTAAAGCAAGACTTCAATTCTCAAACTGGAGAAAAATCTAATGTTTATTAAACTCACAAACGCCACACAAGGCTATCTTGATTCTCCATTATATTTCAATATTGATTGGATCGTCACATATTATCCTCAAGCTAATGAAGGTGGTAGTTTGACTACATTGGTCTATGGTGGTCCTACAGGCATTCACTGGTTTGTTGAAGAAAGCCCAGAACAAATCACAAAAATGATTAATGAGGCACAAAAGAAAAATTGTTCCTGTAAGTAATTGAAAGGTCTTATATCATGAATACTGCGAAAATTATTGCTGTTACGCAACCTACTATTGAATCTGAACACAATTCATACCCAATGGAAGTAGATCAATTCATTGCCTATGTGGCCCGTGTCAGCAATCCATCTAATCAGAATAACACTCTGACCGCATCCAAACTTCTCAAGTATCTTGCGAAGCATAAGCATTGGTCACCTTTTGAGATGGTCAATGTTGTGATGGAAATTGAAACGACTCGGGACATTGCTCGTCAGATTCTTCGTCATCGTTCGTTTTCGTTTCAGGAATTCTCTCAGCGTTATGCTGATCCTACTCAGGACTTGGGATTTGTTGGTCGCGAAGCTCGTCTTCAGGATACAAAGAATCGTCAGAATAGTATTGAAGTGAATGATAAAGAGCTTCAAGATACTTGGAATAGAATGCAAGCTGAAGTCATTGCGAAAGTTGATGCAACTTATCAATGGGCTATTCAAATGGGTGTTGCTAAAGAACAAGCTCGTGCTGTTCTTCCAGAAGGTTTGACTGTTTCTCGCATGTATATGAATGGAACGCTTCGTTCGTGGATTCATTATTGTCAGCTTCGTATGGGCCCTGAAACACAAAAAGAACATCGTCAGGTTGCACTTGACGCATGGAATGAAATTATTAAAGTATTTCCGTCTCTCGAAGACGCACTAGAAAATTAAGTTTAGGAGTCAACAACAATGAACAACAATTATCTTCCAACCCTTTATCAGCAGTTCATACACAAGTCACGATATGCTCGCTGGCTTTGGGATGAAAATCGCCGTGAAAATTGGGACGAAACAGTATCTCGTTATTTTAATTTCTTCGAGGATCATCTTAAAGAAAAAGAAAACTTCATTCTTGATGAAACTGTTCGTAAAGAATTGGAAGAAGCTGTTCTTTCACTCAAGGTTATGCCATCTATGCGTTGCATGATGACAGCTGGTGAAGCTTTGAAGCGTGAGAATGTTGCAGGCTATAATTGTTCGTATGTTGCCGTAGATAATGTTCGTTCATTCGATGAGATTCTTTATATTCTTATGAATGGTACTGGCGTTGGTTTTTCCGTTGAAAGCAAGTTTACTGAACAGTTGCCTATGGTATCAGAAGATTTTCATGATTCTGAAACCACTATCGTTGTTGCTGACTCTAAACTCGGTTGGGCAAAGGCTCTCAAAGAACTTATTGGTATGTTGTATGTTGGTCAGGTTCCTAAGTGGGACCTTTCTAAGGTTAGGGCGGCTGGTGCACCGTTGAAGACATTCGGTGGCCGTGCATCTGGCCCTGCACCATTGGAATCTCTTTTCAAGTTTTGTGTTTCCACTTTCAAGAAGGCTGCTGGTCGCCGCTTGACTACTATGGAGTGCCATGACATTGTTTGTAAGATCGCTGAAATTGTCGTTGTCGGCGGTGTTCGCCGTTCTGCTCTTATTAGTCTATCCGATCTTTCTGATGACCGTATGCGTGTGGCTAAGTCTGGTGAATGGTGGAAAGACAATATTCAAAGGGCACTAGCCAACAACTCTTATGTTGCTAAGGGTAATGTTGATGTTGGTATCTTCATGAAAGAATGGCTTTCGCTTTATGAATCTCATTCTGGTGAGCGTGGTATTTTCTCTCGTGAAGCATCTAAGAAACAGGCCGAGAAGTTTGGTCGCCGTGACCCTAACTGGGACTTTGGTACGAACCCATGTTCAGAAATTATCCTTCGTAGTCGTGAGTTCTGCAACCTAACGGAAGTTGTTGTTCGCGGTGATGACACTCTTGAGACCTTAAAGGAGAAGGTTCGCAATGCTACTATTCTTGGAGTATTTCAATCAACTCTCACAAATTTCAGATACCTATCAAAGAAGTGGAGAGAAAACTGTGAAGAAGAACGACTGCTTGGCGTCTCACTTACTGGAATTATGGACAATGAGTATACAAACGGTAAAAAAGGCAATCTTGAGACGCTTCTGAATACCCTCCGCTTTGTTGCTCAGGCTACTGCAAAAGAATGGTCACAACTGATTGGTGTTCCAATGCCAGCCGCTATTACTTGCGTTAAGCCATCTGGTACTGTATCGCAGCTAGTTGATGCTGCATCTGGTATTCATACTCGCCACTCACCATACTATGTTCGTACCGTTCGCGCAGATAAGAAAGATCCTCTCGCCAAGATGATGGTTGAGATGGGCTTCCCTGTTGAAGATGATGTTACGAAGCCTGATCATACTCATGTATTCTCATTCCCAATCAAGGCTCCAGAGAACGCTATATATCGTAAGGACATGACTGCTATTGAACAGCTAGAATTGTGGCTTACCTATCAGCGTCATTGGTGTGAACACAAACCATCCATCACCGTTTCTGTCAAAGAACATGAATGGCCAGAAGTTGGTGCATGGGTTTGGAAGCACTTCGATGAAATGAGCGGTGTCTCGTTCTTACCATTCTCTGACCATGTGTATGCTCAGGCGCCTTATCAAGATTGCACAAGAGAAGATTATGAAGCTCTTGCCGCTAAGATGCCTAAGAATGTTGACTGGGTTAAGTTGGCTGAATATGAAAAGCAGGACATGACCACTGGTTCACAGGAATTGGCCTGTGTCGCCGGCGCCTGCGAAATTATATAAGGGTCAATTAATGTCAAGAGAAGTTAATAAAATTATATGTAGAGATTGTGAGAGTGAATATAAATTGATGTATGATCTTGACGACACATCGGGGCATCCAAAGTTTTGCCCCTTTTGTGCCTCTGAAGTCTACGATGAAGACGACGAGGAAGAAGACACGGAAGAGTAGCATACATACCTCTTGACAGGAGGTATATCATGTGGTACTATCAAGATAAGGAGATTGGTGATGAAGATATCCAGGAATTTATCGGCTTCGTATATCGTATTACCAATCTCACCAATCAAAAGAGTTACATCGGAAAGAAACTCTTCAAGTCAACAAGAACAAAGACAATCAAAGGAAAACGGAAAAAAGTCAAGACCGATTCCGACTGGAGAGATTACTACGGCTCCAACGCCGCTCTCAAAGAGGATGTGGCTCGCCTAGGGCCTGAAAATTTCCGTCGTGATATACTTCACCTTTGCAAGTCCAAAGGTACCGCCAATTATCTGGAGATGCGGGAACAGATAGACCGAAGGGTTCTAGAATCCGACCTCTGGTACAATGATTGGATCATGGTAAAAGTGCATCGATCTCATTTAAAATTGTAACAATCCATGTTACACCAGGAATTGCTGAAAAATCAGTGGTTCCTGGTGTTGCATTTTTGCAACATTAGACTAAGGTCTAATAGCTTGGCAATAAAATAGTTCTTGCGTTTCCGTCCGACTCCTGTATAGTATATCCATGATGAAACGAGAGATCACGACCTTGGCTATAATCTATGACCTGAGCAAGCTTGACCCCACCGTCCGTGCGGACATTGAAAACAAGCCTAAGATCCGCAAGCTGTTTACTGTCAAGCCTGACAAGCTTCTGACCGTTGGCGGTGATGCCAAAACTAGCAAGGGCGAAAAGCTTGGCTATCGCACCGCTATTCTTTACATGGCCCCCGCAATGCAAAGCGGTGAGCAATTATGCCCTATGGCGACCATCGCACAATGCGACCTCGCCTGTCTTTTCACCGCTGGTCGCGGTGCTATGGCTCCCGTCTTTTATAGCCGCCTTCGCAAGGCTCTTTTCTGGCAGCAATACCGCGAAGAGTTTATTGCTTTGCTCAAGAAAGAAATTCTCAACCTTGAGAAACAGGCTGCAAAGTCCGATTGGAAATTGCTTGTTCGTTTGAACGGCACTACCGATATCCGCTGGGAGAATTACGGTATTATTGAGGCTCTGCCTGATACCGCTTTCTACGATTATACCAAGATTGCTAATCGCAAGAACCTGCCTGCCAATTATGACCTGACCTTCTCTTATAGCGGCGTCAAGGCTTATATGCCTTTCGTTATGAAGGCTATCGCAAAGGGTATGCGGGTCGCGGTTGTGTTCCGCACCCGCAAGCTTGTAGAAGATATGCTGTTCTTCAAGCAAACTTTCCTTGGTCTGCCTGTGGTTGACGGCGATGATACCGATGTCCGTGTCCTTGATCCGCTCGGTGTTGTGGTTGCTCTTTATGCCAAAGGCAAGGCTAAGAAGGACATCACTGGCTTCGTGGTTGGTTGACAAACCCTCCAGCTCTGCTACAATCCTCTAGAAATCAGGAGTTAATTATGCAATACGGTGAACTCGCCCCTATGCTCGAAAAGATCGTGGCTGATTACAAGGCTTTCTCGCCTGGTTGGGAGACGGATAAGATCCGCAATCAGATGGTTAAGGAGTTTATTGCTGGTTTGACCGTTGAGGTTGGCAGCAAGTATATCAAGATTATCATTGGTAATTCTGTCCACTCTTTCATTGTTCGACAAAACGGTCCTAAATTCAAAGCTGGTGATATTCTCAAGGCCGCATCATGGCGTGCGCCTGCTAAGAATTTTGCCCGTGGTAACATCTTTGATGGCACCCTTGATCGTGTTCGGTGGACTGGAGCTTTGTGATGTATGTGCCTTTTGCTGAAATGAAGATAGCACCTTTCAAATGCTATGAGGAGATTCCGCAGCTAACAAAAGAATATATCGTTTATGTGAGTGGTGAGCGTGATCTTGAGAATGTGCCGCTTGATGATATTAACAGCTTTATGGATATGCTGTATACCATCGAGCTTCGTCGTCGTGAAGAATATGAAGATGGATGGGTGTTGTAATGGCTAAAGAACCTAAGATCAAAGAAATCACTGGTGCATGTATCGCAAAACCTCGCCTGAATACCAACTATGGTATGAAGGAGTTTGATACTGGTAAGGCTGCGGCTAAGTATCTTGAGAGTGTGACCGGTTATAAAATGTCTGTCATTGATTGGCAGATGATTGGTAAGATCGTAGAAAAGGAGAACGCAAATGCCTAATTGGTGTGATAATTCATTCACGGTTTCTCACAAGGATCCTGAAATGGTCCGCAAGTTTGCGGATGCCGTAAATAACGGTAAGCTTTTTGAGACCTTCGTTCCTCTGCCTACAAAAGACGGTGAGTGGGATTATGGTACTGCAATCGAAACCTGGGGTACCAAGTGGGATGTTTGTGATGGTAATGCAGATGTTGATCCTGATGGTACTGACGCATCCGGCTTTTTCAATACAGCCTGGGGTCCTGGTATTAATGCGTATCGCAAGATGACCGAACTTGGGTTCGAACTTGATATTCTATATTTCGAACCTGGCATGTGCTTTGTTGGTCACTACACCAGCGAAGGTGATGATGACTGTTACGAATACGATTTTGATGATGAAGATTGGCGTGATGGTATTGATGATGAGGAAATTCTTGACCGCTTAGAAGGTGAATATGAGTTTTGGAAAGAATGTCAGGACGAAAACGAAGAAGAAGATGGGAGTGAGTGATGCCTTACAAAGAAGTTTGGGTCGATGATGCAGACCTTGAGGATTTTGATGATGAAGACCTCATTCATGAACTTGAAAATAGAGGTTACGAGGTGAGCAAAACGGCATTTGATATTGCCAATCATCGTTCCGATCTTTTCAAAATCCGTCAGGCCTATTTGCTTGACACATCAGAACAGTTCCGTAAATTTATGGATAAGTTTTTTGAAGATAGGGGTATGCCTATCTAGTCTTGACAAACCCATTGGTCTGTGCTAAGGTGTGATCATGCTGATTTATTCAAACGACAGATCAAAGCGGAAAAAGCCGTCTAAGAAGACCTTGCAGCTTCGTCAAGAGCGTAAGGACTTCTTTGCGGCTATTCTTGGTAACAAGAAATTTGTCAGGCCTAATAACATGCCTGATTTGTCTTGTGAGTCCAATGCTGCGCCCGCTTCAAACACTATTCCTGGTTATGGCTTCAAACGGTCTGTTGATGATTGGAAGTGGAAGCGTGACCGTGGCGAGAGTGTCGAAACAATTAAAGAGATTGAGCGCAAGAAAACCCGTGTGGCTCCGGCCTACAACAAGGGTGCTACACAATATATAACCGATGGTGCTGATATTAAAACGCTGGGTAGAAAAGTATGATAACGCAACTGAATCCTCCTATTCCTCTGATGACGCCTAAGGGTCGTGCTGTCGCACATTTCATCATTGATACTGGTATCGAAAATGACCTGATGTGGGTTTGTTTTCAGGATGATACCGGTGAATGTTGGACATGGGAAAATGCCCATATTAGAGGTCGATTGAACCAGACTATTGGTAGAAAGAATATAACCGAAATCAATTTTGAAAGTTGATAGATCATGATAAATGCGATAGTCAATTTAATTGCTGTCCTTATAACCTATATTATTGTCGGATGGTTAAATGACTTCAATGAACTTAAAATGTTGGTTGCTTTTGCACTTATCATTATGTATGATTTGTGTCTGATAAAAGACAAGATTGAGGAACTGAAGAAATGAAAATCGGTATTATGTCCGACCTTCACATGTACAAGACGGTGCTGACCGTTGAAACTGCATGGGATTATGAGCCTGAGCCGGATGTATTTTACATTTGTGCTGGTGATATCTGTGAGGACACGGTCTCTCGTGCGGCGTTTTGCTCGAAACACTACGATCACATGTTGTCTATCTATGGTAATCATGATTATTATGGCAACACATTTTCGGATGCCTATACACATGTATTGTCTCGCGAAGTGAATGGTGTAAAGATTGCTGCTGCTACTTTGTGGACCGATCTATCCGATAACCTTAACTGGTATTACTACAAGCGCGGCCTAATCGATTGTTCTTATATCGAAGACCTGACGCACGAGGCCATGATGCAGACGCACGAAGCACATAAGCATTTTCTGTTCAACTCAGAAGCCGATATCATTGTTTCACATCATGCACCTACGCATCTATCGATCCATCCTAGATTTGCAAACGATCCTTGCAATGTGTGTTTTGCTAACAACTATGCAGAACAGATCCTCAACATGAAGAAGCCACCTAAGCTTTGGATCCACGGGCATACACACGATGATTTTGACTATATGATCGGTGATACCCGTGTTGTCTGTCATCCTCGTGGCTATAGGGGTGAGCGTAAAGACTATTATGACTATAAACCTTTAATTGTGGAGATTTAATTGCAACTGTTTTTAGATTGTGATGGTGTTTTGGCCAATTTTGTAAAGGGTGCAACCAACTTGCTTGGTATGCACCCTTCTGAGTTTGAAAAGCTTTATGGTGAAGCTGAGATGTGGAATCGCATTGAAGCATGTCATGATTTCTTCGGTAACTTAGAGCCTTTGCCCGATTCTTATGAATTGTTCGATGCTGTCAAGCATCTCGATCCTGTCATTCTGACCGGTCGACCTCGTGGTGAATGGGCTATTGAACAGAAGTTAAAGTTTCGTGATAAATACTATCCCGGAACAGAGATGATTGTCTGCCGTTCGCGTGACAAGATCAAGTATGCCAAGCCTGGTGATGTTATTGTTGATGACTGGAAAAAGTATCAGCATCTATGGGTTGAAGGTGGTGGTATTTGGGTTATGCACACTAGCGCCAAAGACTCTATCCGTCAACTCAAAAAGCTAGGTGTAATATGATGTTATATAAAGTGTATACCAAAGAGAACTGTGCATGGTGTGTAAAAGCGAAACAACTGCTAAATAGTGCAGGTGTTCCATTCACAGAGCTTCATTATGATAAAGACTACACCAAAGATGATCTAAGGGAGCTTCTCGGTCCCAATCTCCCTCTTACAGTACCACAAATATTTGTCAAGGATCATCGTATTGGTGGTTATGAAGATTTGGTTGAATATATGGAAAACCATGATATGATGGGGCTTCAGAGTTAATTGAACAATTTATAGGGTTTGTTGTTCAATTTTTAGTCAGTTAAAACCCAAAATCTGAAAGGAAAATACTATGGCACCTTTTGCAATCGTGGCAGTTGTTGCTGCTGGTCTGTTCTCTACAGGAACAGTTATCAAGGATAAAGAACCTGTTGTTGGTCAGGTCATGCAGGGAGCCGCTGTCGGCGCTCTTGCTGGTGGCGCTCTTGGCGCTGCTGCTGGTACTGCTGCTGGTACCGCCAATGTTCTCGGAACTACAGGCGTTCTTAGCACTGTAACTTCGGCTGCAACTATCGGTGGTGGCGTTGGCGCTACTGTCGGTGGGTATCTTGCTCCCGCCAAGAAGTAATTAATCTCTTCTTGTTTCAGCATTAAAGAGGAGCCTGGCTCCTCTTTTTTGTATTGACAATCTACCTGAGTTGGTCTATAATATAAGTCTAAGTAGGAGATCGTGATGTATAATCTTAAACTTGATGCGGAAATGGTTGATAAGATTTTCAAGGATGTTCTTGTCGAAGATTACAAGAGAATTTGTAAGTTTATCAACCAAGTCAAAGATCCTGAAACTCTCGAAGATTATCAGAAAGAGGATCTTGAGAATGATAAACATTTCAAGACTGGATTTGAAATTCTCATAGACTACTACTTCATCAAAGATGATGCCAATCAAATCAAGAAGGATGCTAACAATGCTTGAGACCCGTGACAACTTGAAGAATACCCTGAAGGACTGCATCGTAAAGGTCACCTTCGAAAAGGCTGATGGCACTATGCGTGAGATGCGTTGCACTCTTAATAACATCTATCTTCCTGCACAGAAGGTTCTGGCTGAAGGTGAAACTCTGATTGTTCGCAAAGAAAACCTAGATGTTCTTTCTGTTTGGGATGTTGATGTTGGTGGTTGGCGTTCTTTTCGCATGGATTCTATCAAGAACATGGTGATTGATACACTTATTGTTAGGTGATACGATGATCGACAAATTTGAAATGGATTTTATTGATCTCGATGATATACAAACATTAATTTTTGAGAATGAGCGACTCAACTCTGGCCCTGGTGGCATCATGGAGATGAAGCAGACGATTGCCGATAAAGAAAAAGAAATTGAAGCATGGAAAGGTATTCATGAAGGTGCTGTCCTTGCTATGCAGGCTGAGATCACACGATTGAAAGAGAAGTGTGACAAGCAGGCTATGATCCTTCGTCGCCTGACTCCTGAGAACTATCCAAATACCTTGTTCATTTCAGGTATTCTTGGTGCTCTGGATCAGAACAATATGCCGAAGAAGATTTGTGTTGTTCCTGCTTATGGCGTTGACTTCTCCTATGTCTATGAGTATAATGGTACCAACATAGTTCAGGAATGGTAAGATGTGGCACTTTGAATTTGATGCACCAGTTGGTACCCGTATCCTCAGTTCGAGGTTTATGGGTATCACACACTACTCTCTAGTTGATCTTTGGTGGTCAACCCACTATCAGAAGTGGATGCCTATAAAAGAAGCACTCACCGATAATGATGATGGTGCATCGAGTACGGCCTATTGCAGGTCATTCAAGGCTTTCAAGAGGCATCTGCGAAAGCATCCAGAGTTGCGAGAGGTGGGCGAGGTGACGCTCATTTCTAGGTTTGTTGGTTATAGCATCACCGCGAAGTGGATTGAATGATGAATTTGGAGATAAGTGATGCCTAGATACTCATTAGTTCGTTCAGACGATCTTCGCGGTGATGCTGGTACTATGTGTGAGATCCTGGATGGTGAAAGCTATCAGCCTATTCCAGGTGAAAGATATCCACGAGTTGGTTGTGGTGTGCGCGTTGGTTCTCCATATGGCCGCACATACTCTATCCAAGATTGGTGGCAGACTAGCCCTGTCACCGAAATCCTTGAAGAAGGTGTTGATGATGAAGGCCATCGCCGAGTGAAGTTTGCTACCAAAAACTCCATATATCTATGGAAGGAGTTTTGATATGAGCGCAGATAACGGAATCTACATTCTTGAAACCGCAGGCCCGGAATACCGAGTAGCCTACGGTTTTGCTGTTGATAACATTTACGGAAAGTTTAATGATGCGACCGCTCATTGGGACGGTGATATGGATCGAATGATTGACTTCTTCGGAAAAAGTAAAGTCTATGAGAACCTAGAAGATGCTCTTGACGAAGCAGAGAAGATGAGCTATGATTATGAGTATCTCGAAGACGGAATCTGTATCATACCAGACTTTAAGGAAATGAAGTTTGGTGCCATCTACTGAAAGGAAATATCGTGGCTAAGCGTCTCGCCAGACTTGAAGATGAGAAGTTTATGGGCCCAGAGCCCACGCTGGCCGAAGGTTGTACCGATGGTGATGTAGCCAAGGCTTTCAACTGGTACAATTATTGTTGCGATAACAACCAAGCTAAAGAGTTTGTTATCGAATATCTGCGAAAGATTAAATACGACAAGAATGAAATCAAGAAGTTTAACCGCGCTAAGATCAACAATAGCGTAGGTTGGATGGCTCGCATCCTTACGAATGGCGGTCACCTGCCCGAAGGATATGGCGAGCGTATGGGCGCTGCAATCAAGGCTGCCATCGCATCTGTAACACCTGAGGTCGACAACGAACCCGTTGTGGTCAAGAATGTTGTTTCGATCCAGGATCGTATCAATAACAAGGCCTCTGAATTGATCGGTGATCTTGAAGAACAGATCGACCTCTTGATCAAGAACGGCACCAATTCATTCAATGTTGGTAACTGGCTTCGTCAGAACAATGTGAAGCCGCAGATTGCATCGAAGATTGCGGCTCACTATCGCCCTCTTTATATCGAACTCTATGACGCTTTCGAAGGCAAAGACAAAGAGTTGAGGGAAGCCTACAAGCATCTCAAGAAGCTACAACTCAAGAATTATGTAGAGTTTGTTCGTAGCATTTTGGCTTCTGCGGAAGCCCTGTCTATTACGGCTTCTGTCACTCGCAAGCCTCGCAAGAAGAAAGATAAGCCTGCGGCTGTTCTTGTTTCAAAGATGCAATATCTTGCAGAGTGTAAGGACTACAATATTGCCAGCATCAAGCCTACTGAGGTTATTGGTGCCCAACAGTTGTGGTTCTTTAATGCGAAAACCCGTAATCTGACCGTGCTTAATGCAATGAGCCATGCTGGTCTATCTGTCAAGGGTACCACAGTTATTGGGTTTGACGAAAAGACTTCGATCACCAAGAAGCTGCGTAAGCCTGAGCAGACACTAGAAATTCTCAAGGTTGGTAGTAAGATTGTTCTTCGCAAATTGATGGACAATATTAAGTGTAAGCCTGCGGCTGCTAAGGGTCGCCTAAATACAGAGACAGTGATCCTGAGGGCCGTAAAATGACAAAAGTTGTAGAATTTCCTAAAAACAAGATTGTTCGAGAAGCCAACAACGAAGAAGTCATCATCAAAGCCAAACGGAAAAGCAAGATCAGATATGCCGATGATATAATCGACGGTCTTGTGGACATCATGATCGAAGACCTTGAACAGCAAGGTGTCGATACGGATGATGAATTTTTCTTGAAAGATTTTAGTATGACGGTTGACGCACTGCGAGCAACCATATACCGTCAATTTGACATTGAACATCCTCTACAGAAATTCATAGATGAGAATGTGACGGTAATCGACCGTCGAACAGGCAAGAAGATCGAAAAGGTAGAAGACCTAGAAGAAGAGTAATAAATCATGATTTTGATTGATCTAAACCAGGTTCTTATCTCGAACCTTATGCAACAGCTTGGTTCTAATCCTAAAGCTAAAATTGACGAACCTCTTATTCGCCACATGGTTCTCAATAGTCTCCGCTCATACATCAGGCAATTCAAATCCAAGTATGGTGAGATTGTGATTGCTTGCGACTCCAAGAAGTATTGGCGCCGTGATGTTTTCCCTTTCTACAAGGCCCATCGTAAGACTGACCGTGAGAAGTCGGCCTTCGATTGGCATCTTATCTTTGAAACCTTGAACAAGATCCGTGAAGAACTCAAAGAGAATTTCCCTTACAAGGTTCTTGAGGTTGAAGGTGCAGAAGCCGACGATATCATCGCGGTTCTGGCTGGTCGCATTTCACCAAATGAAGACATTCTCATTCTGTCATCTGATAAAGACTTCGTTCAGCTACAGAAGTATGACAATGTGACCCAATACAGCCCCATTCTAAAGCGGTTCGTCAAGACGGATAATCCTGCCGAATATATCAAAGAGCATATCATTCGCGGTGACCGTGGTGATGGTATTCCTAATTTCTTGTCTCCTGACAATACCTTCGTGATTGGTGAGAGACAAAAGGTGATAAATAAGAAGAAGCTTGAAGAGTGGATCTCCAAGAGCCCAGAAGAGTTTTGTACCACGGACAACATGCTTCGAGGCTATAAGCGTAATCAGATGCTTGTTGACCTTGATTATGTGCCTGAGGATATCAAGAGCAGGATTGTTGAGGCGTTCGATAAGCCGAAGCAAGGTAACAAGAATAAGATGCTGAACTATTTTATCGAAAATAGACTGAGAAACCTTATTGAAGTATTGGATGAATTTTGATGAAAAACATTTATGAAGTATTTGACGAGTTTGCTAAAGCCAACACAAAGCAAGAACGAATTGATGTATTGAGGAACAATAAGAGCTATGCTCTAGTTAGCGTTCTTCAAGGCACATTCGATCCCAATGTAGAATTTATTATTGAGCGAGTACCGTTATATAAGCCCGAACAATGCCCTCCTGGTATGGGCTTCACATCTCTGCACAAAGAGATCAATCGGGCTTATCTATTCCAAAAGAATCACCCCAAAGCAGATAAAAACCTTACAGACAAGAGAAGAGAACAGCTTCTTATCCAAATTTTGGAGGCTCTGGAGGAACGCGAAGCACAGGTATTCATGAACATGATCCTAAAGAAGCAGAAGGTTCCAGGCCTAAACGCGAAGATAGTTCAAGAGGCTTTTCCTAATCTATTTTAGGAGAAAAAATGGCAAAGAAAAGAAAGAAGTCAAATCTCGAAAGATTGATGGAATCAAAAAGAGCCAACAATCTATACGAAACTTCATATGAAGATTGCCGTACATGGATAAGAATCTTGAACCGAGAAGTCTTTTTGAACACATTACCTCCTATCGAAAACATTGATATAAGATGGCGTAGAAAGACCTACGCCTACTACTCTTATATCAGAGATACGGATGATCCAGAATATAGACAGCACACTCTCTGCATGAACAAGAGATATAGATCAAAGAAATTTTTCGTTGAAGTCTTAGCGCATGAATTGGTGCACCATTATCAATTCTACAACGATCAACCTATGGGACACGGACCGTCCTTCAAGAAATGGTCCAAAGCTTTCAACAAAAAGGGGCTAAAGCTAGTAGAGGCATATGATGAAGAATAAGCATCAAAGTGATTATGATGATTTCGATTATGAACCCTATGAAGAGCGAAAAGGTAAAATTCGCAAAGTGGATTCAGAACACCACAAGCGCCGTGAAATCCGAAACTGGAAGAAGGTCTGGTCAGACCATGAAGATGAAGCGGACGAGGTTGATGAATTTTATGCCAAGCCCGTGCCTCGAAGATAGAGGTTGACAGACTGGTCGGAATATGCTGGAATCCGAACATAGACCTCTTACCTAGGAACCAGTTATGACCACTGTCCATCTCAACCTCACCGAAGCCCAAGCTAAAGCCCACCCTTCCCGTATGCTAGACTACACCATTGTCGTCCGTGACAAAAAGGGTAAATTTGTTGAAGCCGCCCGTTACGAAGGGTATTCGGGTCATGCTATGTGGGATGTAGAAAGTGGATGGCGGGACCAGTATCCTCGCAACAAGGGTTTCACCATAGAATGGTAGACTAAAGTATTAGAAGCTTGGCAATAGAAAAGTGGTTGACTCCATCCGTGGCTCCTGTATAGTGTCCTCAAGATTGATCAAGGAGAACTGAAACATGGCTATTACCTTCGAAAAAGGCACCTACACCGCCGAGTCCAAGTATGTAACTGAAACTGTTACAATCGCCGAGGGTGCGACCCTCAAGGTCTGGAGGGATTCGATCCAGGTCATGTCCGATGTATGGGAGATGGGTACCCTCGCCACCTATTGGGACGAGGCTCTGGGTCGCATCCAGACCATCCAATGGGTCAAAACCGCTGCGGTCGACGCCACCCCCGAGGTTCTTGCTAAGGTCAAGTCCTACCTGTACCAGCTGGAGCTTGAACGGGCTATTGCTCAGGCCAAGAAAGAGGCTGCCCGTATCGTCAAGGGTTCCAAGGTCAAGGTGGTCAAGGGTCGCCAGGGCAAGGGGACGGTCGGTAAGGTGGTTGTGGCTATTGAGCGACCCTACCAGATGGGCTGGAAGTCCAGCATGGCCACCAAGCTTGGGATTGCGACCTCCGACGAGAAGGTCGAGGTGGCTGCTGCGAACGGTAGGGTTTACGAAAATTACAAAGATGTTACATGGTCTTGGGCCATGAATTGTGAACTGGTTGAGGTCCCCGAGATTGACCTCCAAAGCGCACAGGAGAGCGCCCGTGTCAAGGCGAAGTATGAATACCAGCGGATCTACAAGGCGGCCTAACCCTGTCGCCAAGGCGCTTCGGAATGGCGCCCTCCGCCCTCAAATTGTCAAGTCCAAGCGTATCTATAAGCGCAAAGATCGTAACAATCTATGTTACACTAGTGGCTGTGACAAAAATGCCACATTAGACTAAGGTCTAATAACTTGGCAATAAAATAATGGTTGACTCCTCCACCCCCTCCTCTATAATCATGACCGTAGTAAAGACACACAGAAAGGAACACACATATGCCTATCGTTGCCGCTTCTAATGGTATCCGCCCTGAAATCCGCGCCCTTGCGGTGATCAAGCTTAACAAGCCTGTCACCCCCAAGGAAATCAATGATTGCGTTGGTACTGGCGATTATGCTGCCAAATATATCTCTTTCCTGAATACCCGTTATGGCTTCACTATTGAGGCCCAAAAAGACGGTCGCACCGTTGTTTCTTATACCTGCATCGCCGAGCCGGCAAATGTGGCCGACCTTCGTGCTATGAAGCCTAAGGCTAAGGGTGCTAAGGCTGCACCTGCTAAGCCTGTCAAGGCTGCTAAGGCGACCAAGCCTGCTAAGGCGGCTCTGACTGACGAACAGATCCGAGCCAAGAACCTTGAAACCATGAAGAAGGTCACCGCAAAGCAGAACGGCAAGAAGGTCGTGGCTAAGGCTGCGGCTAAGAAGGTCAAGCTTGATCCTGTCGAAAAGGAGCTTGGCTCCACCGGCGAGATTGCTACCTCTTTCACCGTTGATGCTGGTTGGGACTCTATGGAAAATGTCAATGTGAAGGACTTCCTTCGCTAATAGTTATTCGTGAGTAGGTCAACTTGGCGGCGCTTCGGTGCCGCTTTTTTTTGGAGTGTGCTATGAACATTGGTGAAACAATAACCGTCAGTGTCCGCGATGCTCGCAATCCTGCTTTGTATGCGGCTGGCGTGGTGAATGCCGTGCAAGAATATACTGGCATGGTTGTGCCAAATCCTAAATGGGTTTCTTCTGACTCCATCTGCCTATCTACAGGTGACACCGTTTTTCCGTTTCGCATCATCGAACGCGACCGTATTGTGAAGGTCGGTGAAATCCCTGTGATCGTATATGGTGTAGGTAAACCTTCATCTGAAACATTCATCATCAAAGGCTCTAAGCCTGGATCCAATTATACCGTGACCCGTGATGGTTCTCATTGGAGTTGCACCTGTGTCGGCTTTGGTTTTCGTAAAGACTGTAAGCATGTCAGGGAGTGCAAGCAATGAATATTTTTTACATATAAATATCTTGGACCAATCCAGTCGAAGGGTAATATATGACCAAATCAATTCTCAATTTCAATGGTGGCTTAGACAGCACCTACGCCTTATGGAAGATATTATCTCAAACAGATGATGAGGTTACGGCTCTTACCTATAATTTTTCAGATGAGGCGCCCGAAACTGTCACGCTATTAAATGACACTCCAATGCAGGATAAATTGCAGAAAATAAATGCGATGGTTTCTTGGTTGAAGGCCCATGTCAGAGATTTCAATCATGTTGTTATAGATTATGATCCAAATGATCTGAATGATGTGATTAATTTCGGTGAATTGATTTTCAGAAAAACCACAGAAGCATATCTGGTTAAATATGCCGTTCAAAATGACTACGATAAAGTTATAAGCACCTTCGAAAAAGAGAACGATGGATTTTCTGCAAGTGGTGGTTCTTATGCACCTATCGACGCAGTTAGAAGACCAGTCTCAGGAGATGCTAAAGGAATATTCAAGCGCATAGCCGCAAAAGGTGAGATATCATTCATGTTGATGGATATGAATTATCATCAAGCCTATGCTTTCAGAGAGCTACCAACCTCGCTAATAGATATGACAAGATCATGCGATGCTGAAACGCAAGATCCTTGTGGAGTGTGCTTCAAGTGCAGTAAGAGAAAATTCTTCTTGCAGTGCATAGCAGAAGGCAAAAGCAATTCCGAGATACAGTCTATCATCAATTCAGAAAGCATTACTCAAGATGGCAAATGGATATCGATGAAATTCTGGTTGCGTGATTATGTTCAAACTTATAAGAGCTTCAGCGGTAAAAATGAAGAAATTGATCAAGTCTATAATAAAGAAAAGCAAGTTTGGTCTATGCCTCTTTGGCCTACTTCTTTCAAGTTCTAACGCAAAAGAACTGACAATAATAACTCATACGCCGAGTGGCGGCTACTTTATCAGTAGCCGTTTGCTGTCTGAATTTTTGCCGAAATATCTACCGAACACCACAGTAAAGATAAAGGTTGTGCCTGGTGCCAGCGGTATTATCGCTGCGAATTATCTATATGAGGTTGCGCCTAGAGACGGAAGTACCATAGGCACATTATACAATACCTACATTCTACATTCATTGCTTGAAAAGAATTTGGTCAAGTATGATGTAGATAGATTTACATATTTGGCATCATCTATAGACGGTAGAAAAGAACCTATGATGTTATGGTCGAGAATAGCAGGCACAAATGTGCTTGGTTCTGAATCATCATTACCTTTTAGCTATGCCTCATTGTTTAAGAAGATGATAGGTCTTGATGTTAAAGAGATTAGAGGATATTCGGATGCAACTATGCAGAGGAATGCCTTCGATAAAAGAGAGATAGATTTATTCTTTAATAGCCTTGGTGGTATGAAACTATCTTCTAAGGCGTTGCTGAATGATAGCACCGTCCGACCTATTCTACAGTTTGGTAACGGAACAACCAGACATCATGAATATACAGATACACCAACCGTTATGGAACTATTGACAGACGATAAAGCCAAGAGGGCTTTACAGGCGATAGAAAACCAAGTATTATTATCAAGGTTGTTCGCCGCTCCACCTGGAATACCAGATCAGGAAGCCAAGACATTGCGTGATGCTATATGGAATGTATTACATGATGATGAATATATTACAGCAAACAAAAAGCTCGGTCTTGATGTGAGTGCGGTTGACCATGAAACCGTAGAAAATGCCGTAAAGTATATAATGGAAAACCAAGAAGTTGTCTTGGAATATCTGAGGTGATAAATGAATATCTTCTATATCGACAAAGATCCTAAAGTTTGTGCTGAACAGATGGTTGATAAGCATGTCGTCAAGATGATCCTTGAGACTGCACAGTTGCTTTCGACCGCACACCGTATTCTTGATGGTATTGAATATGTCGGTCAATCACCGTCAGGTCGCAAAGCTAGGCGCTGGCGCCTGCCTGATAACCGTGAAGATATTCTTTATTCGGCTACGCATATCAACCATCCTTCTGCGGTTTGGTGTCGGCAGTCTAACAACAACTATAACTGGCTTTACTGTCATTTTGCAGCCTTACTGAATGAGTATACCTATCGTTATGGTAAAGTGCATAAGTGTGCGCCGATGGCATTAACACTGCGCTTTACACCTCAACTCATTCCAAACGGATACTTCACTCCCGTTCATGAAGCTATGGCTCATGAATATATCATTTCAAACGATAGTGTGACCAATTATCGCAATTATTATCGTTCTGGTAAGACTCATCTTCATAAATGGACTAAGCGCCAGCCGCCTGAGTGGCTGGTTGCCTAAATAGAAGATACATTCTGCTTCGGTGAGGCTTTTCTCAAGGGAGAAAAATATCGTAAACAACTAAAAGGACAGACTATGTTCCGTCTTAAAATAACCGCTTTGGCGGCTGCGATACTGGCTATGTCAGTGGCATCCACCGAAGCAGCGAAGATAAAGAACAGAACAGGTTCAACATATAGTTGCACAGTTCAAAATAATAATGAAGTCTGCATAACGAACCAGGCTGAATGGCCTCAACCTTATGAAGACAATAATTCTAAAGTTATCTTAGAAGCCGAAAAGCATATTGGTTTACACGCTAATAAAGATAGAAATAAATTACAATCAATGATACATGTCGATCCAGTGGTTACACCGTGGTGTGCTGCATTTGTCAACACCATACTGGAAAAAATAGGTGTGAAGGGTACAGGTTCTCTTACAGCAATGAGCTTTGCTTCATATGGTAAGGTGACCAATGAACCCAAAAAAGGAGATATCGTTGTCATGAGAACCCATGTTGGATTCTTCGATAGTTATGAATACATACATGGTGTGAAATATGTTAGAGTGCTGGGCGGCAATCAAGCTAGAATGGTAAAAGTTGCCCATTATCCAGCAAAAAGAGTAGTTTCTTATAGGACACTTTCGTAATTGAATAAATAGGTGCAAGATGCCAGTATATACATTTGAAGATAAAGAAACAGAAGAACAGTTCGATCTCACCATGTCATATGATGATCTCGAAGGGTTCTTGAAAGATAATCCAACACTCTTCCAGGTATTCAAAATGAACCTGGTTGATCCTGTTGGTATAGGCGTAACGAAACCTCCTGCCGACTTCCAAAAATATGTCTTAAATAAAGTCAAGCATGTGCCTGGCGCAAACAAAGACACTATCGAGAAGAGATGGCAGATAGCAAAAGAAATATAATTTGACTAAGAGAAAATTATATAAAAGAGTAAGAAGAGGGTCTATCAGAAATGATAGGCCCTTTTTTGTTTCCAAAGGAGATAACATGAGCAAAAAGCCTAAGAATAACTCAAACAATAAGAGCCAAATGCAGCACAATCACTTTGAACTTCGCTCAATAAAACCACTAACAGCAAACCAACAAATGACATTTGATTATTACAGAAAAGGCTATAATCTAATGCTGCACGGCTATGCAGGAACAGGCAAAACATTCTGCGCCTTCTATCTTGCTCTAGAAGAGTTATTGACAGGCAAATCAAATTATGATAAGATCATTCTCATTCGTTCAGTTGTACCTTCAAGAGAAATGGGATTTTTACCAGGTTCTATCCGTGAAAAGATAGCCATCTATGAAGAGCCATACAAAGAGATTTGTGATGATCTGTTTGGTCGTGGTGATGGCTACAACATTCTCAAGATGAAGAACATGGTGCAATTCACTACCACATCATTCCTTCGTGGTCTAACATTCAATAATGCCATAGTTATTGTTGATGAAACAAACAACATGACATTCCAAGAAATCGATACTGTCATGACCAGACTAGGTAATGAAAGCCGTGTGATCTTCTGTGGTGACTATAGACAGTCCGATCTAACTAAGCCACATGAGAAGACTGGCATCCGTGAGTTTATGGCTATCACTCGCAGAATAAATACATTCAAACATGTTGAGTTTGAAAAAGAAGACATTGTTCGCTCAGGTGTGGTCAGAGACTACATCATCAATAAAACGGAATTAGGGCTATGAAGAAAGATCATAAAGCAGATGCTATGATTACCTTTAGAAAGAAGATTGATGCTAAGAGGCTTGTGCCTACTAGATCAGGTTCAAAAGGTGGTGATGGTGGTTCAGGCGGAGGCGCTGGGGGAGGCTCAGGCGGCGGTGCTGGTGGTGGCGGTGGTAAATGAAGACATTTAATTATGTGCAGGGGCTGCCTTTGTTGCAGCCCCTAGTTAGTGAAGAAGTTGCTGGTAAAAGACATTATATAACACCAAATGGTATGAAAGTTCCTTCTGTTACTACCGTACTAGGTCATTTCAAGAAAGAAAAGATCAACGAATGGCGAAACAGAATTGGTCATGAAGAAGCGCAGAAGATTACCAACCGAGCCTCAACACGAGGCACAAAATTCCACAATCTACTGGAAAAGTATGTCAGCAATGAACATTCTATGATGTTTGAGAATGTTATGCCTGATATGAAACAAGCCTTTCGAGACATTCAACCCACTCTTGACAGAATAGACAATATACACTATATTGAATCTCCACTCTGGTCAGAGAGAATCGGTTTAGCCGGTAGGACAGATGTGATTGCAGAATTTGATGGAGTGCTTTCCATTATCGACTTCAAGACCTCATTGAAGCCAAAGAAAGAAGAATGGATTGATAATTACTTCGAACAAGGAACAGCTTACTCTCTCATGTATAAAGAAAGAGTTGGCAGAACAATCAATCAGGTCGTCATCATTATATCAGTAGATGGTATGACAGAGCCACAAATTTTTGTGAAAGAGCCGATTGATTATCTCGATTCACTGATCAAGAAAGTGTGGCTCTATAGAAAGGAACATCCGCATGTTTGTTGATCTTTGGGTTGTATGTATCTTCTCAATTCTTTTCGGAGTGTGCGCCGTATGGAATTACACAAGAGGTCTTCATATTGGTGTTGAGAAGACGCTAGATAAACTTCTTGAAGATAAAATTATCCGAATTGTGAATGATCGTGTAGTTCGCTATACACCTACAACGAGAAGAAGAAATAAGAGGTCTGCTATTGACACCTCAGCCTGACTATGATATAAATATAGTTGCTTAGGTCGTTGAGGCGAACAGAATAGACGATTCGGACGCGGGGGCAGTACCCGCCCACTCCACCATGGATACAGGACGCATAAGAGAAGAAATTCTCGGGTAGTGAGCTTCGCTACAGCCTGTATCTTTGATGGGGTGGAAATAGGTTCGACGGGTTGTAGTAAAAGAACGAGTAGACCGAAGGCAAAAAAACTAAATGCAAACGATAACTTTGCTCCTGAGGCTTTCGCTCTAGCAGCGTAATCCCCACGGGTATGGGCTCCACCTCGGAACAGAACGGGCCCGCTTCACACAAACACAAGGACTATATTATGGCTAAGAACCCTTTTGAAATCCGCCTTGAACTCCTTCAGATCGCTAACAGCATCCTCTCAGATAAGAATTGGGCTGAACGAAATCGAATGATCGACGATTACAATAATCAGCGTGAAATCGTAATGAAGAATGGTGAAGGTAAGATACCTTTCTCACCTAAAGTTCCTACTGTTGATGAAGATGAAATCATTGCTTTGGCCCGTAAGCTGAATGAGTTTGTGTCCAATGGCTAATAAAGAAGAAATAATCGAGTTCTCTATGCAGATTGAAAAGCTTGCAAAGGAGAAGAATACTTCTTATATGGATGCCATAATTCTCTATTGTGAGAATACAGGTTTTGAGGTTGAAGTGGCTGCAAAGCTTATCTCTAGCAATCTCAAATCTAAGATCAAGATGGAAGCCGAAGAGCTTCACTTCCTACCTAAATCCAACACCATAAAGTTGCCTCTATGAAAGACACATGTATAGTAACATGCTACTACACAAAGCTGCATGGTACTAAGTTTGGTGGTAGAAAAGGTCTAGATGCTAGGTACAGAGAATCTTTGGTGTCATTGCTAAAGATTACCGATGCAGACTTTTACATCTATTGTGATCCTCAACAAAAGCAAGAGTTGATAGATCATTTAGATGAAAGAGTTGAACATTGGTCCGAGTATGTGACGCTTGTACCTCATGATCTAGACAATTTCTATCTTGAAGAGTTGTTTGCAGAGTTCAAAGACTACGAACATGCAAAGAAGTCCGACCGTTGTAAAGAGATACAATATAATAAAATCTTTTGGATGAAAGATGTAGTCTTAAATAGAGACTATGAATATTGTTTCTGGATCGATATAGGCATATCACATTCTGGTTTGTTGCCTGATAAATTCATGATTGTACCAGAGAACCGAGATTTCGAGTGCTTCAATAATACGCTATTCTCAAACGGTCTTATTAGAGGTATGAAGAAGTATGTAGAAGATAAGTTTCTTATCTTTGCGATACACAATAGTCATCCTATGGGATACAGACCTCCTATCTACTGGTATAATGTGCTTGAGCCATATCACACAATAGGCGGATTCTTAGGTGGTAAAAAGCGCACTATACTTGAATTTTATGATATCTTCAAAGATAAGGCTTATAAAGTTGCCTCAGCAGATGATACGATATATGATGAAGAGGTGATTTATAACATTATCTGGCAAGAGAATCCTGAGTTCTTTGCTGACAAGAAATTTGAGACATGGTATCATGAAGATAATATTCCAGGTATCAATGGTTCAGATGAATTTAAAGACAAGATAAGAACATGCAGACCTTTCTATCACATTTTGGTTGAATTGAACGATGAGCATCTATAATATAAAACCAATATTGAACCTCTTCAAAGACAGGCCATCGCATCAGGCTTTGGCTGTGAAGATTCAAGATTTCTTCAATACAGAATATGATCCTGAATTACAGGATTATTATTATGACATCTTGATCAATAGCCTTCCTACAATCGAGTATCATTTAGCTAACGATGGTTATATCATCGATGAGGCTACTGGTCTTTGGTCATTTGACAATGAAGATGTAGGAAGCAAGCACACATTCAATCTTGCTCGTTTTGTTGAGATTAATTTCCGCGCTTTCAGAAATAAGAAGGTTGTGACCATTCTTGGTGATTATGGTTCAGTAAACCTACAGCTTAGGTTCTGCGGTATTGATATTGCCACCAGCATTATCAATCCTCATTGTATTGTAGGATCGGTGCTAACTTGCATAGGGCATGATTGCCCACCGATCAGAATTAATACAGGCTGTGAAGAGTTTGATGTTCTATTCATGGCTTCCGTTTTTGATGATGATGAAAAAGCCTATAAAAGCTGGAATTTTATGATTGATGTTAGCTCATCAGGAAAGAAAGTATATTTCACTTCTGATAACCTCACATATCTATCAAATCACCTGATACCGGATAAGTTCAAACCTATTGACTTTCCTATTGATAGAGACTATACTGATTTAAGATTGGGCTATGGTAATAGGATATTTGAGATCATATGAAGTGGCAAGAAGAATTTCCTGATTTGGTGGAGAAGTTTGATATGGCTGTTTTAGATGCTTCGGTTTTCGGTTCAATAACTAGGTTACCAATGGCTATTAGCCCTGTGAGCCCTATGCAACCTTTTGATGATATTGCCAAGCACTTTGGTGGTTCGGTACATCACGATATGATTAGAGATGCTTATGTCCTTCGTAAAAGTGATGGTGAAAAGATGGAAATAAGCCCGATGGATATCTATCAGTCCGATATATCTAAAATTAGGTCTGAAATTACCAAATGGTTTTCTAAACCTACTGCTAGTGATACATTCACAGAAGAGGATCGCCTAAGGATCTATGAACTCAAGAGGAGAGCTAGAGACTATATGTCCAAGCTGGATGTTGGTGGTGACATTCTTGCTGGTGGTTGTTTCACATCTTGGGTTCATGGTGAACCTGTAAAAGACTATGATATTTTCTTATATAATCAGTCCAGCAAGATGAAGTTGCACGAAGCGATATTGCTGGATGAGACTATACATATGCCATCTAGAATACCCTCATTGAGATATACAACATCTAGAATATCTTCAATGAGATATACAATAAGAGACGGTAAATATCTCAACAATGGCAGGATAGATCAGGTGATTGATGATGGTGTAACAAAGGCACAATACATTAACTGTGATTATATTGACCGTGAGGCCGTAATCGATCACTTCGATGTTGAACACTCTTGCGTTTCTTACGAGTATCCTAAAGATATTCTTCATATAAGCCCCTTGACATGGCACTGTATAAAGAATAAGATACTGAAGTCTCACAAGAACAACACTATTCAAAAGTGGCGCCAAGACAAGTTTATCAAGAAAGGGTTCAAATTTGAGATTAACCTCGTTTGACACTTACACTCTCTATCTTGCGATAAAGCAACACTTTACTCAGGACAGCTATGATTATTTTAAATATCATGGAAAGGTGAAGGCGAACAAAGAATCTTTTCTGAACCGTAGAGACAAGTATCAGTTCCAAAAGCTATGTCGAAAATACACTTCAGATGAAATGATGTATTTCTTGGTAGCAAATGCCGTCAAGGGCATCACATGGCCTGGTGCTTTGCTCGATGATGAGTCACATGATAATTACATGGCTTATCTAAAGCGCAACCAGGCTCTCAGCTACACATTCTCAAATGAACTTGATGCTCTATTCGCCCATGACCGTATCGACCGTATATTCAAGGTCGGTGATGGTCATAGGTATCTTCCGCCTATACTGAACGCCCGCATGTGCGACCTCATATCTGCGGAGACTTTTATCATACTCGACAAGTTTATCGGCTTTTCGAGTGTAATAGATAATGATTTGAAAGGTAACTCTTTCTTGTGGGACCGATATAATAAACCAGCCCAAAAGCTTCATCCATTCTTGAATTATGACAAGACAAAGATGAAGGCGATACTGAAGGAGAAAATCAATGAGCATAGACTTCCCTCAGAAAGACATGAAACGAGCAGAGCGCCGCAAGAAGAAAGCTGCACGATATAGACATGCCAAAGAAATTGCCAGCCAGATATTCCCAGGTCATCCCGAATGGGAAGATCAATGGGCTAAGAAACATGCCGACAACATGAAAGCTTGTGCTTGTTGGATGTGCCAGAATCCTAGAAGGTCGTTGAAGCAAGAAACACTCCAAGAAAAAAAGTTCAAGGAGTCTATCTGGTGCGACTAAATAGGATTGACAGACCGAGATCGATCTGTTATTATACTAAACTCATACACTGTTTATACGGAGAAATACTATGACAAATTTCGCTACCCTCAAGAAGTCCTCTTCTACTCTCGACCGTCTCATCAAAGAAATCGAAAAGGCTAATGCACCTGCTTCCGACAAGAAGTCTGGTGATGATCGCTTTTGGAAGTTGGAACGAGACAAGTCTGGTAACGGCTCGGCTGTTATCCGCTTCCTTCCTAATTCTCAGGCTGACGGTGAAGACGGTATCCCGTGGATTCGTTATTTCGACCATGGGTTCAAGGGACCGACTGGTAAGTGGTATATCGAAAACTCGCTGACATCTCTTGAAGATAAGAATAAGAATAAGACCAAGGATCCTGCTGGTGAGTATAACAGCTATCTTTGGAATCTTTCTGAAGATGAAAACTCTTGGTCTCGTAAGCAGGCCCGTAATCAGAAGCGCCGCCTTCACTATATCTCTAACATCTATGTGATCTCTGATCCTAAGAATCCTGAGAACGAAGGTAAGGTCTTCTTGTTCAAGTATGGTAAGAAGATTTTTGATAAGATTACCATGGCTATGAACCCTGAATTTGAAGGTGATGAAAAGATTAATCCTTTCGATTTCTGGAAGGGCGCTAACTTCAAGATTCGTATCCGCACCGTTGATGGTTATCCTAACTATGAACAGTCCGTATTCGATGCACCTAAGCCTCTCAGCAATGACGATGAAGCTATTGAAAGTATTTGGAACAAGCAATACTATCTGAAGGAGTTTCTTGCGCCTTCTAACTTCAAGACTTATGATCAACTCAAGGCTCGTCTTGACGAAGTTCTTGCAGAAGATCCGGCTTATCTTGAGTTTACTGGTGATAGGACTCGTGCGCCTCAGGCACAGACTGTAAAGCAGGCAACTCCTGCTAAGAGAGTCACTGTCGAGGACAATGATGCGCCTCCTTTTGATATTGATGACGATGATGATGACTTGAAGGCTTTCAAGTCGCTTGCGATGAGCTAATAGAAGAGGGGCTTCGGCCCCTCTTTTTTTATCTTAGGTTTGTAGCGCCGTGATCAAAATGGCTGCCAGACTTCTTAAAGTTTGAAGCATTAATAGCTCTCTCAAAACTTGGGCAGGTAAATGGATTGGCACTCATTTGCGTCATAGCATCGAATGATGTATTTGGTGGTGATGGCGAAGGTTGCTTATCACTCATAGGTGCCTGTTCAGGAGCTTTCTGTTCAGGTTCAGGTGGTTCATTAGGTGCTGGTTCAGGTGCTGCCAAGCTTTCAGGATCATTCTTTGTTGTAGGATTGGCTTCAAGAGAAACCTCTCCGCCTTCTGCAAGAACCTTGATAGAGTTTTTCTTCTTATCGACCTTCTGCTCAACAATTTTATCCTGCAATTCGTCTTTATGTTCTTCTAGCTTTTCTCTATGACCAATGACAGGTTCTACATGGACTTTGCCTGTTCTTGGATTATATTCAGCCGTTTCCCTATCAGTATTCATAGTGAATAATGGCTTAGCATCTTGGTCTACAACCACAGAGTTATCACCTCTTAATCCACCGATTGGATAAGCTGTGATATTTTCTGTCTCAACTTCTTTCTCACCACCACTCGCAAGAGCCTGCACATTCTCTGGTTTAGTTTCGGCTTGAGCGGTTTGCTTCTGTTCAGCAGGTGGCTGCGCGCCGACCATACCAGGTCCTGCTGTCGGAACTGTACCAGGTTGGGCTTCTGGTTGCTGACCTTTATCACCGACCTTAACGCCTGTTTGTTCTTGAACCGCAGCAACAGTAGTTTTATCAGCATCACCTCTTTTAATTGCTGCCAATACTTCAGGATTGTATTGATCTTCGCCTGCTCGGCGCACAGAAACGCTATCGGCTGAAACCCATTGCTTGCTAACTTTATCACCTTGATTACCGCCTAGCATCTCGATCTGCATTTCACCACGAGATCCAATTCTCGTTTTACCTGTAGATAGTCCAACATGCGAACCATCTCTCATAGCCAATATATCACCCGCCGAGGTTTCTTCGGCCGTTTTTTGCTGGCCCCAATTCAAATATGATCTGGCCAGATTTGATCCAGAATGTTTGATACCTTGCTGTGCTAGTGATGCGTTAACGAAAGCAGCGCACCATGGTCCTTGATTAGTATCAATATCTGTTGCACCTTGAAAATAATCAGCAGTTTTTCCAGCTTTCTTCAAATAAGCTTTGATCTGTTCTTTATCATTTCTTTCATGGGCACCTAGCAATTCTACAGCTTTATCAATGACACTGGCCTGATACTTGACTGTACCTGTAGCAGACTCGGCTATAACTTTATGTGCATCGCTTTGTGTTTTTGGTATATCAATGTTGCCACCTTTATATCCAACCATACCTGGACCTGCAACTACGGTTGTACCTGGTTGAGCAACTGCATCAGGATTTTTTTTGAATGTATCGTTTAATTTAGCAACTTGCGCTTCAGGGCTATCACCCATCTTACTCAAGGCCTGATTAAATCTTTGCTTTTGACCAGGATTCAGTGACTCATAATACTCTGCTACCTTAGGATCAACACCTGCCGGTAAGTTTTTAGGAACTTCTGTGAGATTAGCCAAATGCTGTTCTTGATCAGCTCTTATTTTTTTCTTAGCCTCTTGTATCTGGTCGGGTGTAGGATTATCATTTATACCAAGACCTTCTTTCAGAGTTTCTATCTTGCCTGGTCTTACACCACCCTCTTGCTTTTGAATAGCATCAAGCAAGACCTTTCTCTGGTCTTCGTTTAGACTTGACATTCTTGTGGTTGGTGGTAGGCCTAGAGACTTTGATACATTTGCAATATATGCGGCCGTATTGTTTTCATTAGGTGGTGCGTATGCGGATATAGCACCTTCAATGGTGTTATCTTTATATCTGCGACCTTCAAATAGAAGTTGGCTTTTAGCTGCACGACCAGCTTCAGGTGACGAGAAGATAGCAAATCTACCATCTGTACCGATAGCACCTTTAGATTTAGCAAAGTCACCGTATTCTAGATTGCCTGGATTATTGTTTCTCCAGTTTCTATCACCTGTTCTGCTTTCTACTTTACCGTCCGCATATTCGACAACGGTTGGTTGGCCATGACCAGCAGACACGACCTTTGTAACCACTCTCTGTTCAGAGGCTTTAGCTTTGATTTCTTCTTCTGAAACTTCTTTTCTAACGAAAGAACCATCATCTTTCTTTTCGATACCAGCTTTCTTGAGGTCAGCAGGCGATAGCTCTTTCAAAAAGCCAACTCTAGGATCATCAGGCGGTAATGCTCCGCTTTCTAGAGCCTTTAGTGTATCTAATTTTATCTGCGATAGTTGAGCTTTAGCGCCTGGATCGGAAACATTTACACCAGTTTCTTGCTCTAGTTTTTCCATCCATGCAGGCTTACCGGCAGATTTCGCAGGCTGTGCGGTTGGTCTACCTGATTGGTCACCTGTTTCCGCACTATATGTTTTACCTACTGAACCAGCATACGCCGAACGACCTTCACCTGTCATAGCAGCCAAGAATCCTGAAATATCAGGCAGCTTTCTTTTGTAGTAATCGGGGAACATACTAGAAAGCTGTTCAGGAGTCAAAGAAGATAGCAATGCACGACCTTGCTGGTCTTGCATCATCGAAAGTCTTTCTTCATTCGTCAGTTTCAATAAACTTTTATAATCTATTGTCTGGTTATGAAACTTGGCCATATTACCTTCTTCTTCTTAGAGCCGCCTGGTCTCTTAATTTTTCTTCTGTTTCTTTAATGTGCTGCTTGAGCAATTCAATGTAGATATATCTTTCCCACGGCATCATATTTTCTACATCTGAAAGACTATATTTGTGATGCTGCATCAAAGCAAAGTTAGTCTTATAGTAATTCATCAATTTATCATGCCCAAGCATTATTGAAAAAAACTTGTAAAGTCCTTATATTCTATGTGATGGTCAAACCCACATTTCTTACATGTCACATCAAAGTCGACCGACATTGTTGGAAAATCTTTAAGAAACCCATCTAACTTTCTGAATTGTTCTTCTGATAAATTCTCTATAAAGTCTCTCAGTTCTTCTTTAGAATAGTCTTTTGAAGAATGTACCGCTTCTCCATCTACGATATAGTCGATAGAGTTCATGATCAGTTTTATCTTTCTTTCAATCGTTCCATCTTCTTCTTTCATCGATCTAACTACCGCATAGGTCGGATATTTCATCCTGACCTTTATGGTCTCGGATAGATCAATATTTGATGATATGTTTTCATTCTTCTTTATTACCGCCTTAGAAATGTCGATATCAGCAAAGAATGTATGCTTGCAAGGTTTATCTTCGACCTCATTGTTACACACAAACTTCATCTCTATAGTTTCACCTATAGACTTCGCTCTAAGACCAATAAAGAGAAAATCAATATCGAAAAACGGTAGAGTATCAATGTTCACATCTTCATCTAGAACACAATTTCTCAATATCTGTTTTGTTACTCTGATGATTTCTTCATCATCATTCGACTCGGCTGCCATGAATAGCAGCTTCTCCTCTTTAACCAGAAACGGTCTAACATTAACTGTTCGACCGCTTGAAGGTATAGTCAATTCATATATTGGTAAATCTACTTTTGGTAGCATAATGAACCTCGCATAAATTAAATTCCTGTATTTCTATATCCTGCCACAAGATTAAAATCTTTTGTTGTAGTTTGATCTGTTGTAGTTGTTGAATTATCCAGAAGCTTTCTTGTCCACCATGTATAGGTAAATGTGACACCAAGTCTCATAAACTGATCGTCCGCCCATGTAATAGGCTGTGGGCTGACCAGCACCGGATATGCTTTCAGCAATGTAAATGTATAGATTGGTTCTGGATATCCAGTCTGGCTAACATCTTTATAATGGAAAAGTTCTATCTCGGCACAATATTCGTCTCTGTAATTGAAGTCGAAAGTATTGTTTGGATTCATTATGGCCATCCAATCATCGAAGAATTGTCTCTCAAGAGACTCGGCACGACAGATGAATGTCATGTTAATATCTTCATAATTGGTCTGAAATGGTAACTTAAACTTTGGACCGTGACCATAATACAGGTCTACATTCTCGAAACCTCTACCTGGAAATTCTGTAGATTCACATAGATAGGTCAAGTCTTTCATGATGCCTGTCGAAGAGGAAGCTCTCTGTAAATAAGAACCTGAAGGTTTAATCATCGCAGCAAAACGACAGCTTTTGGCCAAACCACCATACATATCCATCATAGAATGGAAATCTACCATACTCAAATTGGTAGGTGCGTTTGATATATTAACCGTTGACATCTATTATCCTTTTCTGACGAATAGCTCTACTGGTAGGTTTATGGCCTGTTCCCATTCATTAGCTGTGACCTCAATGAATTTGCTTCTCACATGGTCAAATAGATACCTTTTAATACATGGTCTAGCTGCGGTTGCCAGCTTCTTTGTGCTAGCCAAAAGATCATAGGTCATTCTTATTCTGGTCGTTTCATTCATTCTGTTATTACTTTTAAACTCCATCAATCTTCTTAATAGCGCGGCTCTTTCACCGGTGCTTAGATAGTGTAGATTGAGCCCTAAGAAACCATCAGAATACGACTCTATAGGAAAAACCAGAGGAAATCTGTCATAGATTGGCAGAGTTTTCTTTAGCTTTGGGTCATAGTAGAAGAAATACATCTTACCGATTACGGCGGAATCTCTACCACGCGCATCGTTATTTACGATATTTTTTCTGTATCCAGCAGCGGATCTAGCTTTACCTGTAAACCAATCGGCTGCTTCTTGTTCTTTTTTAGCCATACCTTATTTATCTGATTCCTAGTTCATCTTCGGTTATTAGTTTAAACTGCCATCCACGGTCAAGACAATACTCTTCGGCTGCTTTCCATTTGGCTTGATTGATACCCCAAGTGGCCACCTCAGTGATATAGGCTCTGCTCTTCTTCTTCTTGACGGGCTCTTTGGTCTGCGCTTTAGGTTTGACCTCAAGTATCATTGTCTTTGTGACACCCTCTGGTGCTCTAACCTTAACTACGAAATCTGGAAAGTACCGATGATATCGACCATCAACCGGAGAAATATAGGGAATGGCAATCTCTTCGCTTTTCCATTCTAGAACATTCACATTTTCATCTAAATATTTCATGACCCTAAGTTCCCATAACGAACGATAGATGATGTTCGTCGGGTCGCCAGCATACTTTTTTGGGTTTTTGGGTGAGAATCTGCCTTTATAGGTTTTCATATAAATATGTATAATACAAAATAAAAGGTAAAATTAATGCCAGATACCACACTAGGTAGCATCTTATCAACTATTAATCCTTTCAATAACGCTGGAGCCGCCGTCGATTGGGCCAGATCGATTACTGATGCTACTGGGATGAACCAGTCAGAATACGATTTTACTTATCGAGTTTTCCCAAGCGATTTGACAAATAATTATCTAGGTCATTATATGGTCATTAATATCAATGTGCCTGTAGGTGTTGGTAGAACATCCAGCTATAACGGCGGCACTATTATGGATAATGAATATTCCAAGGTAGATTATCTAAGGTTTGATCCTACGGCTACAGCGGGTCTACCTGTTGTTAATGGTGTTACAACTGGTTCGATAGGACCTACCAGTGTAGCTCAGAGAGAATTGGCCGCTCTGAGTCGATCAACGAGAAGAATTAAAGAGTCTATCGCACTACATATGCCAAGTTCTTTGGTTCACACAAGCACAAATAGATATGAAGAAGTTTCTCTAACTGCTTTGGCAGGTAAAGGTCTAGGCATTGCTCTTGAGGCTGGTGTAGGTCTGTTAGGCGGCGTTGCTGGTAAAGCTCTATCTGCGACAGGTGGTCTAGGTACACTCATAGACATGGCAGGTAAAGCTGTAGGTACCGTAACTAAATTGACAGGTAGACCTATTAATCCTAGAGTTGAGGTGCTATTCTCAACAACCGATCAAAGACAATTCGTATTTGAGGTGCTTATGGCACCAAGAAACGAACAGGAATCTGAGACTATTCGAGCAATCGTTCAAACACTAAGATACCATTCAGCACCTGAAATAGGTGGTATGGGTGGTCTATTCTGGATACCACCAGCTGAATTTGATATCACCTTCTATAATAAAGGTGTAGAGAATGTCAATATACCTAGAATTAATACCTGCGTTATGGAAAGAATTGAAGTTGACTATTCACCAACAGGTGTATATTCTACATTTAGAAATGGTCACCCTGTGGCTGTAAGATTGAGCATGTCATTCAGAGAAATTGAAGTTCTACATAAACAAAGAATTTTGCAGGGTTTCTAAGATGAGTAATTTTCTCAATTTATTTCCTAGAATTAGATATGACATCAACAAAAACAAATATACAAACTATGATGTCATAACAAACATAACTTTTCGTGTATCGATAATAAAGAATACTCTGAACAACATTTCGACATATTTTGAATATCAGATATCTGAAGGTGACACACCTGAAATATTGGCTCAAAAGGTATACAAAGATCCGGAAGCATATTGGGTAATTCTATATGCAAACGACATTTACGATCCTCAATATGATTGGCCTTTAAATTATAAAAGTTTTACTAGTTACATTGCGTCGAAATATGGTTCTATCGAATGGGCCAAATCTAATTATCACCACTATGAAAAGGTGGTTGAAAGAGTAAATGGTGAAGTTCGAACAATCACGAAATTTGATATTAATGAAGACAGCCTTACAAGCAACTCTATGAATGTTCCTTACGACACATACGATAATCTAGCTGAGGCTGAATACAATACATATAATTTAGCAGGTAAAACTATCAGTGAAACGATAACTCGCAACAGAGTAAGCTACTACGATTATGAAAATCAATTAAATGAAAACAAAAGAACTATAAAAATTATTAAAAAAGAATATTATCCTGGCATTTTAGAAGAATTGAAGAAGCTAACCGGTGTTGATACAGCACCTTATTTAAGATCATTGGTGTCAAAGAATGGTTGAAACAACAATACCTTCAGTAGAAGAAATACTCACTAATATCGATGTTAATTTCTATAATGTGGCTGGTGGTGAAATCAATACCGAAGATTTTACTATACAGAAGGTCATACTCGGTGAAAGCCTTTTGACACCTGGTCTACAGACCTCAATAGAAGTTGACAGCTATAGACATAATCTACCAGTCAAAAACTTTGACGGATTTAAAAATGGTATTATTGATATGAAAATATCAAGACCTGTTCTGTCAAAGAAATGGGGTTTTCCTTTTGACAATCTCAATGTCACACAGAGAATCTACAGACTCGAAAATAGAAGCAATAAAGATACCAATAATGAAAGCTTTACGATTAGAGCCTGTGATGATACTCTGCTAAACGATGCTACAACAAATGTCAGCAAATCTTGGAAATGCGCCAGACCTTCTGATATTGCACAATATGTTCTGTCAAATTGTGCAGGTTCTAAAAGCCTTGATATAGAAAGCTGTGGTCCAGCCAGAGATTATATCGCAGAAAATATTCATCCATTTCAAGTTGTAGCACAACAATTAAATGTATCTCTTGCTGAAGGTGATGATCCATCATTTGTCCACTATATGACATATGAGAAATATGGAACACACCATTTTAGATCAATCAAAAGCCTTTCTCAACAGAGTTCTGTATTTACATTTGAAGAGCAAGAAGTGGGTGTTTCAAAAGGCTACGCATATCCTAAAACAATAATGACTCACATGTTTCCTTGCGACTTCGACCTATTGTCAGATGTTCTCAACGGTGTTAGCACAAACGGTAGAGATATTAACTCGGTTATCGTATTCAATCCAGTTAATAAGATGTTCAGTCTTGTAGGTGATCAGACGCTAGGTTGCGGTATTGGTTCTGGTGTAGTCAAGATGGCTCAGACAAACAGAAATACCGCACAGAACCAGAACTCTTGCAATTCAGAAGTAGAAAAATATTTGCTTAAAAGACAGGCTAGAATGAGCCTATTGGAAAGAGATAAGATTGCACTGCGTCTGACAGTACCTTGGAATCCTTTATTAAATGTTGGTAAGGTCATTACAGCCAATTTCTATAATAAAGAATCGATGCAATCAGGTTCTCGTATACCTAATTATGGTTCAGGTGATTATTTAATACTTCATATGTTTCATGAAATCAGAAGAGGTGGATATGCTACGACAGTCATGGATTGTGTATCAACTACAGTTGGGCAGGGTGTTGTATAATGAGTTCTCCTAATAATTTCACAGACGGTACTCTTGTAGGCATTGTGGTGGGTGGTGATGTTAATGATAAGCCACCCGATCAGTCCTGCAATATGAAAATTTTCATACCTGGTCTACACGGTAAAGATGTAGATGTTGAGCATCTTGCGTTCTCTACAATGCAGAAATCACCATCTAAATCTTCCCAGTCTACCTTTGAGGGTACACTAGACCCAGGTTCGGTGGTCTTTGTTCGCAAAGATACTGGCTCCAATCAGTGCCATATTATTGGTACTGGTAATGAAATCTATGATCCAGATTCTAGA